ATGCTTACCGATACAAAATTAAAAAATCTCAAGCCACGAGAGAAGCTTTACAAGGTTACCGATCGTGATGGACTCTATGTGGCCGTTGCTACTGGCGGTACGGTGTCGTTTCGGTACGATTATCGGATTAACGGTAGACGAGAGACATTAACAATAGGCCGTTATGGGCGTGACGGTATCAGCCTGGCTGAGGCAAGAAATGAATTAAACGAAGCCAAAAAGCTTGTAGAGCTAGGCCAGTCACCGGCTGCGCTAAAGCGTGACGGTAAAAACAAAGTTAGAAATGCAATCAGGTTTAGAGATTTTACCGTCGCCTGGCTGAAAGCGGCCAAGTTCGTGGACAGCACAAGAAATTTAAAACAATCAATTATCAACAGAGACATAGAGCCGGTTTTTGGCAATCGGTTAATGCATGAGATAACCACAGCAGATGTACGCTCTCATTGTGACAAAGTTATGAGGGAGCGAAGCGCCCCATCAACGGCTTTACAGATCAGGGAGATAATCAGCAGCGTTTATCAGTATGCTATTGATCGTGGTCATGACGTGAAAAACCCAGCAGTGACGATAAAAGCATCATCAATTGCCACATTCGAGCCAAGAGAAAGAGCTTTAACTGAAGAAGAAATAGGTGTTTTTTTTAGAGCAACACAGAAGACATCAGGAACGCCAATTATTAAACTCGCTGTAAAGTTAATCCTTTTAACGTTAGTAAGGAAAAGTGAATTAACAAATGCAGTATGGGGTGAAATAGACTTCGTAAATAAAATTTGGACTATTCCAGCAGAAAGAATGAAGAGCAGCAGGGCGCACAATATTTATTTATCTGACCAATCGATAGAGATACTAACCACACTAAAAATGGTGGCAAGTGGAAGTGATTATGTACTACCATCACGTTATCATTTCGATCGCCCTATATCTGGAGCTGCACTTAATAATGCAATAACTGTTACTGTTAATTATATTAATAATAATGGCGGTGAGTTTGCACATTGTACTGTGCATGATATGAGAAGAACCGCAAGTACCATATTACATGAGCATGGTTTTAATAGTGATTGGATTGAGAAGTGCTTGGCCCATGAGCAGAAAGGTACCCGCGCCGTGTACAATAAAGCTGAGTACGCAGAACAACGCAGGGAAATGCTGCAACAGTGGGCCAATATGATTGATGGGTGGATTGCGGGGAGTGGTAAATAGATATCAATTGGAGGCATTAGCGCTTTTTAGCTTTGCCTCCGCTATTAGTTTATTGAATAGCATCAACATCCGTATAGCTTGAGCAACAGGCTTTTCATCATTAAGCCAAGTCCTGTCCATACCTTTCCGTTTTCTTGCTGTCTTTTGTGCCGCGCCAGAATAACGGTCATATGCAGGTTCGACAGATATAACTTTTATTTTCAATTGTGTTGTGTGCGAGTTAGCACGATAAGCATCATATCTAATGAATGATGAGTTAATTATAATGCCGCGAAGTGATGTTAACCTATCAGCGAAAAATATTTCATCAGGGAATGCGTTGTTTAGTAACTCAACCATTTCCGTTCTTGTGTAATAACCGCCATCATTGGCAAGATATTTAAGTATCTCGTAGTTAGTCATCGGAACTATCCCCTATAACTTTCATTGCGATATAACTAGAAAGTATCGCCATTAGAGTTAAAGGCCAGAATAATGATATTAAAAGATGTTTAATATTATCCTCTGGTCTTTCTGATTGGTCAATGCAAGCTAGTACATATCCAGCTATCATTGCATATAAAAACAACCATCCATTTAAATGGAATGTTTGTATATCCATTTATCGGCCTATTAAATAAATGAGCATTGCTGCAATATAAAATGCTAATACAGCCAGCATCATTTTTTCAGTTGAAAGTTTCATATTTTCTCCCAAGAGCCGGGTATTAGTTTTACTGACTGATTGCACTCATCGCCCCACGTATCCCAGCCGGGTAAATCCTTCCGTGAGAACAATTCAATGCGCTTTACATCGCCGTACAGCAATTCCAACCGGTGGCGAACCTCCCACGGCTTCGCGCTATGTTCGCCAAGTGGTGAGTACACAACTTGTTTGATGCTTGCGTTGAGGCGCTCAAGGCCATTGCCACGCACTGCAATCAATACATCTTCCGTGTTGGCCAGTGTATAGTTGCCGTCATTCATCCGTGATTGGGTATTGAGTAAGGCGAGGAAGTCGTAAAAGTCCTGCACTTCACCGGCGGCCAGCGCCTTATTTATGTGGTCCTCTGCAAGTTGGTTTAGCTTCACCCATGTGAATCCCTTCATTGTGCGCACCTGAAAACCCCAAGCCTCGGCAAGCTGCTTTGCTTCATCGTTGAAATTACCGGTGTACCACATTGCGAGAACTGAAGCGGGTGCTGCGAGGGACCAAATTTGGAGGCGTTTTAAATCGGTGAGTGACATCGTTCCGTAGTGATTATTTGCTGCACCGTTACTGGCCTTGTTACCGTACTGCCATGGTGGGTCACAATAGATAAGTTGGTATTCATTCATTTTTCGCCAGCCTTTTAGCCAACTGGCGCGAGTTCCGATAATTGCCCTCAAAGTCATAGGCTTTTAGAACTAGATGCCAGCCTCTTCGCTTTGCCACACGGCGCAAGTCCTGAAGGTCACGCCAATACTCACGTGCTTCACGCAAGATCCACCAGCGGCGCAGGATGAAGATTAGAGGTAAAGTGGTTTTCATAATCTCTCCGGGTATGGTGGGAGTTGCATCCAGTGCGTAACCGCAGAAACCTGCATTGCTCGGCCTTCTCCGAAGACGTACCAGTATTTCTGACAAAACTCAGACAGGTAGCCAGAGCCGTGCCAGTGGCAGTCAAAATCATCTGTTCCAGTATTCATATAGCGATCAATATTTAGGAGGGCTACAACTCTATTAAGGTCTGGCATCCGGTCACTGCACTTAATCCAGCCTTGCTGATTTTGTTGCTCAATTGCATGTTTACGGCCTAATTCAAACCAACCGCATGCGTCGCGTATCCCAAGTGAGAAGTAATCAATCACTGGATTGTCACCTGTGCCGTGGTTGTGCATTTCAATGAGATGCTTGTCATTAGGGCGTAAATTTAGGAATACAGATTCAAACTGTTCATGTGATTTCATAACGGATCTAGAGCCTGTGCTCCCTCAATATAAAGGCGTGTTACTACACCAACGCCATTGGTTACTTTCATGATTACCGCCTTAATTTGATTTGGTAGTCAGCGCAGAAATCCAGCACATAAATACATTCCGCTGGGCTTTCTGTTTCGTTAACGACGTCGCAGCCGCCAGAGTGAAGACAGTTGCAGTTCTGGCAGCCAGTGCGGTTGTCGAAACAGTTTTTCGCCAGGTGGTAGCCGTTGCAGCGGCCGCCGCTGAACCGGTGCGGAAATTCATAAGCTGGACAACGGCATGTAACCTGCCTGCCATCCCAGTATGCTTTTCCATCACCTGATTGTTCTTTGTACAAAGTTGAGTGACCGGTCATCATATCCTCGCATGCTGCTCGGCTCGTTTACGCGCTTTGATATGATTAGGGTTTTTTTCAAACATCCCTCCCATGCACTCATTTGGTTCTACTTCATCTGGATTGGCTTGGCGTAGGTCAAGCCATGCTTCGACTTCATCCAGATTCCATGCCACGGTGCGATTTGTCAGGGGGAAGCGCTTAGGGAACTTACCGGCTTTTTCTAGGCGGTTGATGGTGTCTTCAGATAGTTGCACTATCTCCAGCATTTTCTTTTTGCGAATGGCTGCTTTCATTGCAGATCCTTAGCCTACAGTCGGCATAGTGAATCGGGGCCGAAGCCCCGTGCAGGATGATTAACTAAATTCAACGCGGAGGTCGTCGAGGGTGAGGGTGAAGCCGTCAAACAGCTCATCGCCAAGCTTTGATTTACGGGTCTTTAGGTCTTGCTCAACTTTGGCAAAATCAGCTGCCCGGCTATCACTGCCTAAATCCAGACTGTTGATCGCGGCCTCGATATAGTTTCGGGCGTCAATTTGGTGATATTTCTTCACCGCCTTGCCCTTTAGTTCGGTATAGAGGCTGTTGCCTAGCTGTTGCTTGATGTCTTCAATTTCAACACGCAGATTTTTGGCACTATCAAGAGTCTGTAACTTATCAATGGACTCGCGGAACTCGGCGGCTAACGTTTCGTAATTGAAATTAGCCTCATCACTACCGCTAGTAGCATCAATTACTGGTTCTTCCTGTTTTACTCCCTCGCTTGAGGTGGGTTGTTCAGCGACGACATTGGCCTGATTTCCTGACATCTGGCTTATGCTGGCGCGTTGAACTGGTGGGGTAACATCACGTTCTGTGCGCTGCTCAACTTCATCAGGGGTATACACGCCGAGGATTACCTCAGGGCAGTACAGCCGCGCCCAGTATTTAACCGCCAGATAAGCGATCTGTTGTTTGGGGTTTGATACCCAAAGAGGGGAGTTACGAGTTACGACACTTGAAAAATAAACCGGCTCCCCCCACGTAACTTCATCTTCTCCGCTTATGATCGCGCCGACTCGGATAAATAGCCCTTGTTCATCGTCGTCGCTCCAATCGCGAACTCGTTCAATTTTTTCGTAGGTGCCACCACCTTTCGCAGGCTTTTTAACTGTAGAATCTTTGCTTTTTGTGCATTTTGACCAGTCGCCGCCATATTCATAGTGGAACCGGCCACGAATGGCCGTAGAGCTGGTAACGACTGCGTTAACCAACTGAGCTTCATACCCTAAAACGCCATTAACAAGATATGTTTTTTGGGCTACGGCGTAAGGGTTCATTCCTCCCCATTGCATGGCTTGCATCACGACAGCCATGCAATCAGCAGGCTTACCAACAAAGTGTGCCGGTACCGTGATAGTGGAGTCAGCCATTAGGTTAGCGAATGCGGTTAGCTGTGCTAGCGCTTGCACGTTGAAAATTGCGCTGCTGGCACTCATCGTTGATGGGTGCTGTTGATTCATTACTGTTAAATCGCTCATTATTCTCTCCAATTATAAGCGAGGCGAAGAGCCTCAAGGCGGCGTAAGTCAAAATCGTTAAGTTCGTCGACAAGTTCAGAAGTGATAGGCGCTGGCCAGTTATCGGTTTCCTGTGCGTTCTGGATGTCGCGGAGGCCTTTCTTATATTCAAGGCGGCCTAACTCCAACTCATCCGGTGATGCTTCCACAATCGCGATCCAGTGGTACCCCTCGTCTTTGTTGACGAATATCCAGAAGAACTGATCGAAGTCGCCAACATCGCAGTACATCGCTGCGCTGACGTGATAATCAAAATCGATGATGGTGCGGTGAAGTTTGCTGCGTAGGGCTTCTTGCTTAATGCGGCCGTATTGAATTGTTTTAAGGTCGAAGCAAACACGAATACCGTTGAAGTCGATTTCCTGATCGGGACGAACTCGGATATCAATACCGGTATCCTCATCCATACCGTAATAGCTGACCTCAACTGCTCGGTTAGAGTTGTTGACCAGACCACCAGCTGCGGGGTGATTGAACACGGCCTGCTGAATGGACTTCGCCAGCTCGTATTGATTCAGAGTTATTGGCGCTTTATTGGTGTCATCGTTCAGCCAGGCAGCGATAATTTCATCAGCAAAAAGCGCATCTGGTTTAACCGTTTTAATTACTGCTGCTAAATCTTCTTTCTTACCGCTGGTATTCAGTGGTACTGGTTTGGCTGCTTCAGCCTCAACAATATCAGGTGATATGGCTGCTAATTGCTCGAGTAATGCGTCACGGCTGCCGCTGGTTTTAAGTGGCACAGGCAGAGTGGCGTTGTACTCTTTGATGCAGGCTTTCATTAATGTTGCTGTGAATTTCTGACCATCGGGAATAGTTTGGAACTCTGCTGGCAAGCGGGTGTAAACACTTCCCACATCATCAACACTACCGCCAAGAGAGTACGGGGTTGGCAGAGTGGCGTTGTGGGCTTCAAGCAATACCTTGATTTCATCACTTGATAGCAGAGCTGGCAGAGTGGCGTTGTACTCTTTTAGCCACTTCGTCATTGAATCGCCGCTGGTAAATGCGCCAGCAGGAATAACCGGTTCAATGCTGAATTCTTCATCCAGCTTCTCAGGTTCCAATACCATTGTGTGGCACAGTGAGCCAAACGTCAGCGCTTCTGTGCTTTCACGCTTGATAGCGCCGGTGATGTGGCGACCATGAAAGTACATCAGACTGACACGGGCATCTTTTATCTGGCTGCTGCTGATGCCGTTTGATGCGTGATACACCTCGTTAGATATGCCCTCATAGCGACCAGGCTCAAAATACGCGGGTACATTTGGCGCTGGCGCTTCCTCTAACTCATCCGCTGGCATTAACTGTTTTTCTTCTTGGGTGCTGGTGGGCGTTTGTTCTTCTACCGGCTCCGGTACCGGAGTTGCAGAAACTGTTTCTACCGCTATTCCAGTATCGCCAGTCAGATTAGCTAGGTATTCCCGCAGGAATTTACGGCGGTCAGCATTGCCGGTAGTGCCGTCTAACATCCCGTATAACGAGTTGACGGCACCCAGCAGATGATCAACCGGTAATGTGTCGGCATTCGCCACACCACTAACAGCAAAGAATATTTTGTTGTAGTCAGCGACGGTATCAGTCATGTCGCTATCTTTTTCCAGTTTTTGCATGGCAACTGCTGACAGGATAAGTGTGGCCTGATTTGCCACCTGATCAGTAATGTCGCATTCACGCGATACCAGCATGCCGAGTGCTGTAATTTTGTTGATTTCTGACATTGTTTATTTGCTCCAGATTTCAGTGGCCACACGCATGGCCTCTTTTTGTGTGAAAGCCCAGTGAACGCCTTGAGAGAAGCTATCGAAGGATTCTGTGCGGCCCAGTACAGTGAACAAATGCTTACCGTTTTGGATGGTAAATCGCATATTGCACCTCATTAATTACCTTTTTGGTAACTATTAAAGACAAAGAAATGCCAATAAATGGATGTTTTTGTTTCCATAAAGAACAGTCCAGTCGATCACCCTCGGAAGGTGGCTGTGGTTGTTTGTTCGCTCAACCAGCGTATAGCTTGTCAGTTATTAATTACCTTATTGGTAACTATTGTTGGTAATGTTAATCCATAATCAATGCTTGTCAATCGTAATCAATAAATAAATTACCAAAAAGGTAACTATTTTGTTTGTGATAATTTAGGAGGGAGGGGATAGTTAACCGTGGTACATCGCGAGGAAAGGGGACACAAGAAGGATATAACTGACAACGGAGGCAATGCCGACAACTCCGGCGTCAGCCTCCCGGTGTATTGCGTTTGCAAAATAATGAACGGCGACTATCCAGGCACCGAACGATACTAAGAACACAAGAAGGCTAGTTATAACACCTAACATTACTCCTCCGAACGCTTTTGATTTTGGCTCAAGATAAATTCTATAAACGATTCTATCTTGGCTTTCTCTTCTGCTGGAAGTCTAGCGTATTTACTACGGTCATAAGTAATCAATGATTCATCACGTGGCGGTATTAGTAGTTCGTATGGTCGACGACCGAATACACTTGCGATAGATGCCAGGTTATTGATGGATATGCTGGCCTCTTTCTTCAGCAGCCGGTTAACCGTTGACTGACTTACACCTGCTTTTTCTGCAACGCGGGCTTGTGACTTCAAATCACGATTACCCAGCATCCACATTTCAAGATTATGGGCTGCCACTTCACCAATTTCAGTGATCGAACCATCATCACTATCACCGGCAGCGATTGCCATAACATGATCCGTATCCAGCCAATAACGAGGTTTGCGCGCTATTTCCTCAATTTTCCGCGCTACAGAGTCACCAATATTTTTTGAGTTTTTGTCAAATGACGGTTTAAGCCAGCGCGATACCAAATTAGGAGTTAACTTCAATGCGGAAGCCAGGCGTATTTGCTTCCCTTCAAAATCACTGTTGATGATGTCGCGTAAATTATCCCTGCGAATGTCATTGATGCTTTTCATGTCTGTCATGCTCTGAGTTATGTATTGCCTACATTTAAAACAAAATTACCTTTAAGGTAAATGAACCAATAAGGTAAACGTCCTTGTCTATCGACACATTTTGGGTAACTATTAACTAATTGAAGTATGTTTTTGGAGAAGATAATGACTGGGTTCGACTTTAAATTGTTCTGGCATGCGTTGAGTGATGGGCAGAAAGAAGATATTGCGTCAAAAGCGAAGACAACTGTGACGTACATCAAAACTCATTTGATCTGTGGTCGCAAGGTTCCAAGCCGTGAACGCATGCGGCTACTGCATTCCGCGTGCGCTGATTATCAGAATGATTTGACTCTTGATCAACTGATTTCATTCTTCTACATCGCACGTTAAGGTAGTGACAGAAAGCTAATAGGCTGCCAGTAGGCGGCCTTTTTTGTATATGCAGATCATGAGTTGGTAATTATTATCCTTATTTGGTTGATTTATTTTGTGTCAACTTATAATCTCTGTCCTGTTCACACACAAAATTGGAGGTGAGCGTGAAAATCATTACCCGAACGGACGCCGCAAAGGTTGGGCTTCTTAAGTATTACACCGGTAAGCCGTGCCGGAATGGTCACATGGGTGAGCGTTACACGGTCAATGGAAGCTGTGTCGAATGCAATGCAAATCACACGATAGCGCAACGCAAACGCATCAAATTACTTATGGCTCAGGCGCAGCTATCAACATGTGCGTGAGGTGATGTATGGCTCGAATCCGCACTATCAAGCCGGAATTCTGGACAGATGCCATGATGGTTCAGTTCGATGTTTTTACGCGCTTACTTTATATCGGGCTTTGGACGGCCGCAGATGACCACGGTGCTATAAGGGATGAACCGGATCGGATAGCGATGGAGGTTATGCCTCGAGAAGATATAGAAATGGTGAAGCTTAACATCGATCTACTCATTGCCAGTGGTCGCTTGTCCCGCATGCTAAATGATGATGGAACAAGTTATCTGATAATCGACAAGTGGACAGATCATCAACGGGTCGATAAGCCATCAAAAAGCAAGATTATTCGCGAACATTCGCGAAAGCTCGCGATACCTGCCGAATCTCGCCGAAAGGTCGCGCTTAAGTATGGTTGCACTCCTGGTGATAAACATGAGGCCACTTGTTACTTTTGCGGGAATCCAGGCTCAATTTATTGGCCGCGCCTTTATTCAGGGAAAGCTGGCAGTTGGGTTGCTTTTAGCGAACTCGAACTTGATCACTTTGAACCAGAGTCGACAGGTGGAAAAAATTCCTCAGAAAATCTTGTTCTTAGTTGCAGAAATTGCAATCGCGCAAGGTGCAATAAGACAGCTTTTGATTTCGTTACTGCAAAACTTTCTGCGAACCCTCGCGAAAGCTCCGGAGAGTTCATGGGAGGAAAGGAAGGGAAAGGAAGGGAAGGGAAAGGAAAGGAAAACCCCTCTCTGTGCGCGAGAGAAATTTCCGGTGATGGTAGCGGTGAAAAAACAGGTCCCGATCCCGGTGTGGCTAATTCCATTTTGGATAACAGGGCACCACCTGCTGGAGGGCTTGGCAACTTTGGAAAGTTCGTCATGGCTGAAGGTTGGCAACCTGAATCGGATTTCTGCCGCAAAGCGGCAATGTGGGGGGTGATCATCTCAGACTTCACTCCAATAGAACTTGCTGAGTTCGTGACCTACTGGCAGGCAGAGGGGAAAGCATTCCATCAGGCGCAGTGGGAACAAAAATTCGCACAGAGCATCAAGCACGTGCGCACCAAAAAATCAGGGGGTACCGATGGACAGAAAGCACCAGCCGCCGCAAGTAGTGAATCTCGCGCAGTCCAGACAATCAAAGCAGCAATTGCAGCAGACCGGGCAAGAAATGGTCTACATCCTGTGGGAACTGATGGGGGAAGTATTTTCGGACCGTTGGGTGATGAAAAATGGATCGGTACCGTCATCGATATGGAAGATGGCAGTATCGAAACTTAGTCCTGCACAATTAGATTCTGCTGTTCAAGCCTGTATTGATCGTTGCATCAAAGGCAATCATTGGCCGCCAGATTTAGCAGAATTCTTATCGATCGTTGGGCTGGGGGGCGGTAATCCATTTGGACTTACTCGGAACGATGTCATGTTGGAGTTCAAGCGGTATTGTCGGGATCGTGATTACTACTCAAGCGCTGAAATGTTTCCATGGAGACAACCGGTTCTGTACTGGATATGCACTGAACTTAGACAGCGTATGAACGATTATCGTTTGAGCGAGGTCGAGGTCGAGAAGTTAGCAGGACTAACACTGATTACATGGGCTGACAGGATCGCCGCTGGTGGTGAGGTTCCAATGCCGACACTGAAACTTGAAGATAAACAGCGCACTCGCCCCGATTGGATGAATGCGTATAACGAACGCAATGACAATGCGGTAAATTCAAAATCTGCGGGGCAAGGCGAGGATATCAGCCATTAAGTCTAGGAAGTATCCATTTTAGATTTAAAACTTGATAGAGAGCGATACAGGAAGATTTAGGATGTGGTGCGTTTTGCGACAGCAAGCGCGTTTTTTATGTTGAGTATAGTTACCATAATGGTAATGTTTACCTTAAAGGTAATTGTAGCGTATCGATGGAAATTAAATACGAATTAGTGGCGTCAGTCGGCGGCGTGCAGCTGTTAACCCTTGGCGGAAGAGCAACCGGCTATCGCATCGAGCACAACCGCAAGCTGGAAAACTTTGAAGTGTCTGGTGGTGGAAAAACTCGCTTCGTTCGCCGTCGTGCGCAGGCAACCAAGTTGGTCGTGAAGATGTTCGAGAAAGCGGTAAGGGGCAACTGATGGCCAAGTTATTCGTAGGGATCGACCCGGGATGTTCTGGCGCCATCGTCGTTATCAATGAGCACGGTGCCTACATCAGCCACCTAAGCATGCCAACCGTCAAGGTCGGAACAAAGGCCCGCGTCAACGGCGCTATGGTCGCAACGTTCCTGCTTCAGTACCGCGGCGTTATCGCTCACGCATATCTGGAACAGGTCGGCGCAATGCCGGGGCAGGGCGTCAGCTCAATGTTCACGTTCGGTCACGCAGCGGGAAACGTCGAAGGGATCCTGCAGGGCATGTTCCTGCCGTACTCCCTCGTTACCCCGCAGGCATGGAAGAAATCTACCGGTCTGATCGGTAGTGACAAAGACGCCGCTCGTAGCCGAGCAATCCAGTTATATCCCTCTCTTCGCATTCTTGACCAAAAAGCCAAAGGGCAGGCTGTTGCTGACGCACTGCTGATAGCCCGTCACGGCATAGGGGCTAACCATGGATAGTATTGATATCGCAAATGAACACGCAGAGAGAATGCTCGAGCTGAATCTCAATAAAGTGCTCAACAAACCATTACTACCAGCGGCGCATACATGCGACACGTGCGGCGTGGAAATACCCGAAGAACGCCGTAAAGCAGTCCCCGGCGTTCAGCTTTGTGTTGATTGCAAAAGTATCGACGAGCAACGGAACAAAAAACGCTAATAACGGGTTGAAATTAAAATAAATTTCAATATTTTCAACGGTAAGAAAAGGTAATTTCAAAATGAATACTGATTATGAAACGTTAAAAGCTGAGCGCGATTCAGCATTAATTGCCGAGCGTGACCTTCGCCAGTTCGCCGCCAGTCTGCGGGGAGGTGAGTGATATGAACCTAACAATTCGACAACTCTGCTACATCCTTGACCTTATGGCTGTTAATTATGAGCAACCAGAAGAATCACAGCTAGATACTGAGGTCTGGATAGGTGAAGGCACTATTGCTGGCGAGAATGGCGCACCGGACTATCACGGGCTTATTGCTCACGATGCAGAATATCCAGAAGAAGGCGCGGTTGCGCTTGAGGAGGCATGATGGATAAGCATATTGAAGAGTTGAGAGAAGCATACACTGACGTTGAAATTCAAGCGCACAACCTGCGCGGGAATCCAGAAGAATACAGGGCTGTTACTGGGTTCTGCCCGGTAAATGTCATTGAAATGCAAGCTCAAAAGATTCTCGCCCTGCTAGCCAAGCTGGAAGCGGCAGAGAAAGAAATTAGTGATTGGCGCTCTATTGCTGAAGCAGCCGCGCAAGATGATGCTGATTGGCACAATCTGGCTGACTCAAAGAATGAAGTAATCAGTCACCTTGCGAGTGGAATAATTCAGTTGAAAGAACGCGCAGAGGCAGTAGAGGCCATGACCGCCGATGTTGTCCGTGATGCCAATCGCTACAGATTCCTTCGTGATAAAGATTGTTTTGGCGAGCAAGATGCCCCCGGTTTGGTAAGCGCAGACGATATTTTCGATCTTGATACAGGAGACTTTGACGCCGCAGTAGATGGCAGAATGGCGGCGGCAGATATCCCATTTTTTAACCCTGTTAAATTGGTTTTGAGCACCGAAGATAGCGAATGGAAGAAACGCGCAGAGGCAGCAGAGGCGCGGCTACTTGTGCCGGTTAAGTTTGACGAATTAGCGGATGCGGTTAAGCATGTTACTGGCGGTATTCGGATTGAATTCGACCCCAAATACGACAAGGGGCATCATGCCGTCCCGTTTATGAATTTCAATTCACTATCTCGAATTGTTGAGGTTTTCCGCGCCGCTGGCTATCCGGTTGAAGGGGAAATCATAGCAACTCTCGCACCGGCCCCAGCAGGCGTTGTTATGCGCCCTCCATTCGAAAAGACGCTGGAGCGTTGCGCCGCTGCCCGTGATGGCGAATGCAGTCATAAAGATTGCCCTCAGATCCGTGACAACGAACCGATGGCTACCGGTCGCCATTGCCCCATCGATGATTGGGATGATTAAGGAGGTGAGTAGTGTCATTCAATAAACGTAAAGCGCAGCGAACTGAGCATAACCTTAAGTTCGTCTACGGCTGGAAGCAGCGTCCATGTACCGCGTGCGCTGGCAGTGGTCACTATGACGGTGAGGGCGCGCCACCTTGCAGCGCTTGTGGTGGAAGTGGGAAAGAGCTGTACAAGTCGGTAGTTGAAGGGGGTGAGTAGTGGCAAAGTCGAAAAGCTTTAAAAAGGGAACAACCTCATGCCCGTGCGGTGGAGAATTGCTTTTTGAGCAGCACTGCGGATTGATTCTTGTGCGTGATGGCTTGTATCAAACACGATGCTGTAAATGCAAAAAATATTGGGCGGTGAAGCAATGAACAAGCTAACTGAGCAGCAACTACAGAAAATCGCTAAGGGCGGTGATAATGGCTAAATCAGCAAAGGAACGTAAACAGGCGCAACGGATGCGTCAAGCTGCTGATGGCATCGTTAAGTTTGAGCTGAAACTCGACAGCTAAGAGGTTGATATGCTGCGTCAAAACTGCGCACTACGTCGCCCACAGCGTGAACCATACGACATGGACGAATATATCACTATGCTGATCCGCAAAGATAACGCAGAGTTACAGGCGCAGCTCAAAGAGCAAGTTGGGCGCAAGTGCGGTAAGTGTGGCGATACTCTGCCGGGTGATCTGGATGGTTGCATGTTTATTCGTGATTCGGAGTGCTGGCAGCATGTGGGATGGCATGAGACTAAATTAAGCATATAATCGTGTTACATGTCATTGTCGGCTATTCTAAAGGAACGTTAATGTCTGATTTTATTTCCACAATGTCTTTTTTAGCTGCCTGTATTGGTGCTTGGTATGCTTTTAAAGCATATCAAGCATCAAGGGAAATATCATTCCCAAAGAATAAGGCTCATACTACACCTATTGAAATAGGTCATTCATCAAAAGAAGCTAAAAAGTTTCATGACTTTATCTCTGATAATGTTGATAGGTTGGTTTATCTAAACATCAGATTTGATAATGATAATTTTGAGTTTAATGATAGCGTTATCGATGACAAAAAATCCAAAAATTTCAATATTTGGTTTGAAGAAATAGATACTAATTCTACGCAAACAGTAGAACCGCTATCAGTAATGAATGCAAGTGGGCTTAATTTATCAATTATTATTGATGATAATTCTGATACTAAAGTCGGTTACCATCGTGGGTATAATATGCTTCATGGATATTTTTATATAATTGCTTATGGTGGCCCGTATCAAGGATATATGGGAGCTACCCTAAGATCAGCAGTAATGGGATAAACGAATCAGCAAGTTATCTATAACCGCCGCTTGGCGGTTTTCTGTTGTCTGTTATTATGTTACCAAAGAGGTAATTATCATGGCTAAAGACGGCAAAATAAAACCGCAAATGGAACGGTATTGTCAGGAATATATCAAAGACCCGACAAACCAAGAGCAAGCAGCAATCCGTGCAGGCTATGCCCAAGCATCAGCGGGGAAACGTGCGTCATTGATGATGAAGGACCTGCGTATCATTGACCGCATTGCTGAGTTGATGAAGGGCCGCAATAGTCGCGCGAAAATGAGCGCTGACACGGTGCTGATTAAGCTTGCTGAAATGCTGGAGGCTGACGTTATCGACATCTTGAATGAGGATGGCAGCATTAAGCCCATTCATGAGTGGCCACCAGTTTGGCGTAAGTCTATTGCTGGTTTTGAGATAGCCGAATTATTTGAGGGGCAGGGCAAAGACCGCGCACAAATAGGCTTCGTCAAAAAGATAAAGCTACTAGATAAGATTAAGGTGCTTGAGCTGGTGGGTAAACATGTCGATGTTGCAGCATTCCGTGAGCGTGTCCAAGTCGATGTGTCATTTAGCTTGGCTGATAAAATGGCAGCCGCTCGGCAGCGTGTAGCAGAAAGGAATAAGAAATGAGTGAGCAGGCCGCGCCAGATGCTGAACTACAGCTTATCGAAGATATCGCCAGCTTTACCCATGATCCATTGGGCTATGCGCTCTATGCGTTCCCATGGGGTGAGGGTGAGTTGGCGGCTTACGATGGGCCTCGCGATTGGCAAGCCGAGACGATGAAAACCATAGGTGATCACCTCAGCAATCCCAAAACCCGCCACCAGCCGCTACAGATTGCCATTGCATCAGGCCATGGGATAGGTAAATCTGCCGATATGGGTATGATCCTAAGCTGGGCCATGTCTACCTGTGAAGACTGCAAGATAGTCGTTACCGCCAACACCGAGAACCAGCTTCGCACTAAAACATGGCCTGAGATTGCAAAGTGGCAACGTCTGGCCATAACTCACGACTGGTTTAATTCTACTGCTACAGCGATAAAATCAACCGATCCTAATCATAGTGATGCATGGAAAGCTGATGCGGTGCCGTGGTCTGAACACAATACTGAAGCATTCGCAGGGTTGCATAACGTCCGTAAGCGCATTGTGTTGATATTCGATGAAGCCTCCAATATTGCCGATAAGGTTTGGGAAGTGGCCGAAGGGGCGTTGACCGATGAAGATACAGAGATTATCTGGCTGGCATTCGGTAACCCTACGCGTAACACGGGCCGGTTCCGTGAGTGCTTCCGCAAGTTCAAACACCGTTGGATTACAAAGCAGATAGATAGCCGCACGGTTGAGGGCACGAACAAAGAACAGATTAACAAATGGATCGAGGACTATGGCGAGGATGATGACTTTGTTAAAGTCCGTGTTCGTGGGCTATTCCCCGACGCCTCTGACGCTCAGTTCATCCCAACTGGCCTGACTGATGCAGCAATGAAGCGTGTTGTTACTGCGCGTGACGTGTCACACGCTCCGGTCATTATAGGTGTTGACCCCGCATACTCTGGATCTGATGATTTCGTTATCTACCTGCGGCAAGGTTTGCACAGCAAGTGCCTTGGCACCTATCCGCGTACTACCGATGATTTGATCTCAGCCAAACGCATAGCTGACTTTGAAGACCAATACGGGGCTGATGCGGTGTTTATCGACTTTGGCTACGGTAACGGAATTAAATCAGTGGGCGATAGCTGGGGGCGTTCGTGGCAGTTAGTGCCGTTCGGTGGTGGTTCCAATGACCCACAGATGCTGAACAAGCGCGGCGAGATGTACAACAGCGCCAAGACATGGCTCAAAGAGGGGGGCGCGCTGGACGATCAAGAGACGGCAGAGGATTTATCTACGCCGGAATACCGGGTTAAACTCGATGGCAAGATAGTGCTGGAGAGCAAAGAGGACATTAAAAAACGTATTGGGCGCTCACCAGGCAAGGGCGATGCCCTCGTACTGACCTTTGCATTCCCTGTCACCAAACGCCAGCAACATTTACCCGGAGCCACGCAGCAGGGCCGGTGCATTACTGATTATGATCCGTATGCTTGATAGTTATTTGTCGTTATTCGTCCTCAGAGTTTACTGTCACTACACCGTCCTTGGCTATGACTACAGCCCGTGGGATACTTTTTCCATCAACTATTGCTCTAGCTAGAGTTTTACTGATTTTTATGTTCTGCCCTGATAGGTTTAACTCACCAGTATTTTTAGTCTTATTACGATTATCTTCTATAGCTTTATTCAAATTGTTTCTGAGTACTGCGTTTTCAATAATAAGATTTTCTTTCTCGGAAACTAATGCATTTTTCTCGACTATTAGATTGTTTTTCTCAGAAATTAGGGCTTTTTTATCAGCATTCAATTCATCTTTCTCTTTGGTTATTTCACCGGTTTGTTTTTTTGAATTTTCAATTGTTACTTTCATTTCTTGGATTTCGCTTTGCTTCCCGGTCTTTTCTTTTTCATATGCAATATCTGCTTGTGCTCGTTTTTTCTCGGTTTCTATCCTTCTGTTGAGAATGGCATCATTTCTTATTGCATATTTTCCCATAGAAAACATAGTTGGTTTATTTTGCCCCCAAATAACCATTGCAGAAATAATAGGTAATACCATCGATATAAATGCGGCCGAAACAACGGGCCAGATGATTGCTGTAAATATCGTGGAATTGTCTTTTATCATGACGATTTTATTTTCTATGGTGGCTGCGCTGAATAGCATTACAAGAATGTTATCCCAGTTAAAAGCAATCCAAGAGAAGAATAGAGCGCCAACGACTGGGCTTTTTACTCGCTCAACCGTTGTTGAACGGGCAGCAGTAAAGAGTTCTTTAAAAAAATCAAACATGATTTCACTTTGTAAGTATTTGTGTGTGAATGTGATTATATGCAGAAAGCACAAAGGATATAAGGGTTTTAGATAAAAAAATCCCCTCGGCGTAGAGGGGCAAGACACAGCACTCACTGGTTAAACTGGGTATTGATGCGGTGGCAGGACTTGAACCTGCGGCCTGCTTCCCGTGTTGCTAGCCACAACTCCGTAAGCTGCTCTTCCTACTGAGCTACACCACAACTGAAAGAACACTGCCCAGCACCACACCGTTATTCCTGAGAGGTCAGCATTCAGTGCTCTTGCAGTTGTGCATTACTTTTAATAATTACCATAAAGGTAATATCAATAACTTAATCAGTCAATTTATTATGTATAAAATATCTTATATGGTTAAATGGTAATTATTTGGCGAGGGTTAAGTTATGTGTATTGGTTCTAAACCATCCGTACCGGCTGCTGCAACCGCAGTTCAGGCACCGCAAGAGCAAGATGCTGCTGTAGTGAGTTCTCGCGACGATGAATTGCGCCGCCGCCGTCAAGCTGCCGGGCAGAAATCAACACTGCTAACAGGTGGGCAGGGTGTCACCTCTGCTGCATCCACCAGCGGTAAAACGCTCTTAGGTCAGTAACGGGGCACATCATGGCGGAATCTGTAAAGCAGCAACTTATTAAGCAATATGCGCAACTGGAAACAGAGCGCAGCTCTTTCGATCCGCACTGGCGCGAACTGTCAGACTTCATCATTCCCCGCAGTAGCCGTTTTCTTTCAGATGAGCGCAACCGTGGTGACAAGCGGAATACTCGCATTGTTGACCCAACCGCGACGTTAGCTAACCGCGTATTGTCCTCCGGCATGATGTCAGGCATCACCAGTCCCGCGCGTCCATGGTTCAAGCTGGCAACGCCAGATTCAGAAATGATGGATTATGGCCCGGTCAAGATTTGGCTTGAGACTGTGCAGAAGCTGATGAATGACATGTTCAATAAAGCGAATCTGTATCAATCACTGCCGAACGTTTATGGGCAGTTGGGAACGTTTGGTACCGCTGCAATGGCCGTGCTTGAAGATGATGAAGACATTATCCGCACTTACCCGTTCCCGATTGGCAGTTACATGCTTGCAAACAGTGACCGCCTGCAGGTTAACACCATGTTCCGCAAGTTCTCTATGACCTGCCGCCAGCTTGTCAGCCGCTTCGGGCTTGAGAACACCAGCCTTAATGTACAGGCCGCATGGGAAACCGGTAGCTATCAAACGTGGTTCGATGTTATCCACGCGGTTACACCGAATGAGAACCGCGACACTGGCCGCATGGACTCCAAAAATAAGCTGTACCGTTCTGTTTACTTCGAGCACTCCGGCGATGGTGACAAGCTACTGAGCGAATCAGGCTTCGATGAGTTCCCAATCATGGCCCCGCGCTGGGAAGTGAACGGCGAAGATGTCTATGGTTCATCCTGCCCCGGCATGATTGCGCTGGGTGGCATCAAGGCTCTGCAACTTGAGCAGAAGCGTAAATCTCAGCTGATCGATAAAGCCACTAACCCGCCAATGGTTGGCCCTTCAAGCCTGAAGAATCAGCGCGTTTCACTTTTACCCGGTGACATCACGTATATCGATAACATGGGTTCTCAGGATGGCTTTAAGCCTGCTTACCTTGTCACCCCGAATACTGCTGACCTACTTGCCGATATCCAAGATACTCGTGGCTTTATTGATGCGTGTTATTTCAAAGATTTATTCATGATGCTGCAAAACGTCAACACCCGCAGCATGCCAGTAGAAGCCGTTATCGAGATGAAAGAAGAGAAACTACTAATGCTAGGGCCGGTACTGGAACGCCTTAATGATGAGTTTCTAAATCCTCTGATTGACCGCTGTTTCTCCATCATGGTTCGCAAGAACATGTTGCCGCCGCCACCTGAGGTTATGCAGGGTATGCCGCTGCGTGTTGAGTACATTTCTGTAATGGCTCAGGCGCAGAAAGCTATCGGCGTTAGCAGCCTTGAGAGATTTGTTGGCTTTGTTGGCAATCTCGGTGCTGTTCGCCCTGAGGCATTAGACAAGCTTGATGTAGATGGCTCTATTGATTCATACGCTGAAATGATCGGTGTATCTCCAACAATCATCGTTCCAAGTGAGCAAGTTCAAGAAATACGGCAGCAACGTGCACAGCAAGCCCAACAGCAGCAGGCTATGCAGCAAGGCATGGCAGCAGTGCAAAGCGCTAAAGCCCTTAGCGAAACCCAACTATCCGATCCAAGCGCTTTATCCGCTATGGCTGGAGGTGCTGCGCAATGACCGACTTCAACGACGAACTTGAGGTTAAATGTAGCGCGGCGAAATTTTTTGCATAGATTGGTGACCATTCTTGCATAAGTCCGCAGCGCTACAATTGTCGATTCTGCACAATGCAAAATAGAACGCTAGAAATTTCTAATGATTAGTTCGCTAGCCTGTTTTTTATTGTCCCCTAAAGAATATTTCAGACTCACAGTGTCCATCTGTAACCCCTTAAATATCTCTCGCATCTCTGGGATATCATTGACAGAAATTATCATACTTCCTTGAATAGAGTGGGCTAACTGGGCCATATGAACATATTGTTCCAGGCCGAACTCAACCCCATAGCCGCATGTCTGCCAGTAAGGGGGATCTAGATAAAACAATGTATGTGGTCGGTCATATTTCTCAATGCAAGCTGCCCAGCCGAGATGTTCTATCATTGTCCGGGATAACCTCAGATGTGCAGATGATAATGTTTCCTCCAGACGTAATAGATTTAGCCCAACAGGACTGGTAGTCGAGGTGCCGAACGTCTGACTATCAACCTTACCGCCAAATGCTGTGGTTTGTAGATAGTAGAACCGTGCCGCTCTTTGAATATCAGTAAGCACCTCAGCGGGCGTGGCTTTAGTCCACTCAAAGACCTGACGACTGGTTAAGGCCCATTTAAACTGTCTAACAAACTCTTCCAAATGATTTTTAATTACCCGATACAGGTTAATTAACTCCCCATTGACATCGTTTATCACCTCCACTTTAGATGTCTCTTTTAGAAAATACAGCGCTGCACCACCACAGAATGGCTCGACGTAGCATTTATGCTCGGGAAATAACGGTAAAATGTGTTTAGCTAACCGACGCTTACCACCAACCCACGGGATAATTGGGCCACTCATTAGGTATATTCCTTAATTTACGATCGATTAAACAGATCGGTTGTGATTAATTGATCGTTTTAACCGATCAAAATATATTGGGTATTAAAAAAGCCGCATTAGCAGCTCTTTTAGTACACATTTTTTTATCAGTTGAATCTAAGCATTCACTATTCTGGCACAGCAGGTTATTCAACTGCGGGAGTTGTTGGCCACTCCCCATTGATGACATCTAATCGCAATAATTCAATACGATACTTTATTAGTACATCCAATCGGGAAAGCTCGATTTCAGTAGCAACCCCTGCCGCAGAGATATCTTGCAAGGTGGATAATTCAACAGAAACAGCACTCATTAACTGCTTACGCCGTTCTTCTGCAGCAATTGCTATCTCATCTTCGGGGGGGATTCGATTGATCACCTGACCGCCAGCATATTCATAAGCTCCATACTCCAGTACAAAGTTATCGGGCAGTGATTCCACTTCGACAATGGATAGTCCGGTCGGGGCGATAGCGTAAACATGCTCTGATACAGTGCAGACAACCCCTTGCGCGTTATAACCGACTTTTATTGTGCCCTCGCGAAAGGTCTTTTGCAGTTCGTACCAGTCGCGCCCCTCTTCATCAACATGAAAAATAACCGTTCCTGATAATTCAGGGTCATATATTTGTGCTGATATCGTGAGATTTTTATAGTGCTGTAATGTTTTCATTAGCCAATATCCCCGCCCATTTGCGCCCAACCA